CACTTGACTCTCTTGATCAGGCTTGTAAAGTCCATGACCGTGCTTGTGCTAATGGGGGTTGTTCTGCGGCTGACGACCGGCGTTTAGCCCGCAAAGCAACTATGATTGGTATCTTTAACCCACGTCTAGCACCAATAGCCCGAGCAATATCGCTTGGAATGTGGACCGCATCTTTAACCAGGGGGAATTAATATGGCAACTGTGACATTAACATTAGAAGAATACGAAGCATTGAGATCCTTAATTGGATCAGAGCGGGAAAGTGAAGGGGCGACTCTTGCAGCTGCACCCTCGAAAAAGAAAAGAAAGAAGGTTTCAAAGTACTCTCGGGAATTTGGAATTCAATTATCGAAACTGATCAAGAAACACCCTAGGAGCAAGGTAACAACCTTGATGACTAAGGCTCATGCAAAAACTCGGGCTTCCCTGGGAATGCCTAGGAAATCCAAGAAGTGATCTTCAATTGGCATTCGAGGGCATGTTTGATTGCTAACGATACCTCGAATGGTATTTTGGCTCGTATGTTGGCTCTCAAGGGATCCGTAGACCATGCATCTTGCTTTTTCAATATCATACGTGGTACACAAATCCTTGGAAAGTTTCCCCAAACAAAGAACGGACCCATTTTTTGATGCCACATTCCCAGGTGGGGATTGAAATCTCTGATCGCTCCTTTGACATTTTCAATATACCAATGGTCGGGAGCAATCTTTTCAATTAATTTGATTGTTTCCTCGAGTAGAATCATAGATGGATTCGAGGGTCGATTGGTTTGAGCATCAGAAAATTCTGTACAAGGCGGAGAAGCCCAAACAATAATTTGGTCAAAGGTTCCAAATCTCGCTTCCATTGCTTGAATTTTTCTTTTGATTTTCATAAAGGTGAATTTATCAGAAATGTCTGCTTTGATCCATTTCAATTTCCAATTACAAAATTCGTTTTGCATCACCTCGATATAGCATAATGGATTATTTTCAACTGCAATAACCATCCAATCTTTTGAATCATGGTCTATGAAAGCCTGAGAGGCTCCACAGAGGCCAGCAAAGAGATCAATGAAGAGTTTCATGCTTCATTCCCCCACTTTACATGAAATTCAATTTGTTCTTTGAGGTAGTTGTGAATTTCTAATACCGTTGCTCCGCTCAAAACATGAGATAGAACATCTCGATATGCTTCTAGCATTACTTCACAATACTCTTCATCCCTCATTCTGAATCCTCCTTTGCTTTCTGCTCCATATATTCCTTGTAAAAGGAATAACGCGGCTCCTTGGAGGTCTTATCGGCTTCTTCTGCTAGTTTTTGGCGTACCCATGCACTGAAATTCGGCTTCTTCATGGCCCGTTCCCACGATGTAGGGTCTAGAGTGATCAGTTTTTGTCTCATCATGCCTAGCGAAAAGGCCTCATCATATATGTATATCCTATGGAAAAGGTACCGTTAAACTAAGTAGTGTGTGTGATGCATAGGCGGTGGGTGGGGTGGATGGTATAGGTAGTGAAGTCATCTTCAAATTTAGATTAGAAGATAAACTGCAACTAGTAGATCGGGCCAAGATTTATTAGCGAGTTTACTTTCCACACCGATATGGCAAAGGGAATTACCGTCACATCTGCGATTATCACAATTAGTGGTTCTACACCTCAAACAGTCTTGAACGCTTTTGAAGAAGAACAGGTACCATTGAATTTAGATATTCTTTCGAGGGAGGTACTCCTTGTGTACGCAATCGATCTAAACCCAGGTAGTCCTGACGCCCAGGGAGGGATCAACTCATCGTTGAATTGTTCTCTATCAACAACTTCCCGAACCAGCGTAGGAACCATTGCTAAAACCAATGTCCTAGGTGCTGCTGAGAAATCCATTCGAGGAGGCGTTGTAGCATTTCAAGATGTCAGTCCTGAGACTCCAACTGCTAACGCACTCGACTACATAGGAATAATTTCAACAAATGATTTCTTCGTTCAGATCCAAGGCGCTAACAACCTAGCAACCAAAACCTGCGAATGGCGAATGTGGTGCGCCCGTGCACGGGTGACAGCGGATATTTATGCAGCCCTTGTACAAGGGGAAGCACTTTCCGCTTGAATGGGGTGAAAACCCTATGGTCAAGATACATGGTAATTGGTGCGGACCCAATTGGACCGGCGGTCGAGCCTTGCCGGCTAACGATCCAAGAGTCGATTGGTCAGTCAAATCACTTGACTCTCTTGATCAGGCTTGTAAAGTCCATGACCGTGCTTGTGCTAATGGGGGTTGTTCTGCGGCTGACGACCGGCGTTTAGCCCGCAAAGCAACTATGATTGGTATCTTTAACCCACGTCTAGCACCAATAGCCCGAG